TGTTGGTGCTTCACCTTGTTCACTTTTTTGTTTTACTGCACCATTTGATTTGAATTGAATATTACTAAATGGAATATATTCTACACAACCATACCAAATAAGTGTTTGTTTTATATGTTCATTAAGTAGGTCTTGATAATATACTGAAAGACTTGATACAGTACCGGCAGTTATTTGTTCCTGAAGAAAATCAAAAAGGACAGTTCCTAAAAGATTTTTTAGATACTTGTCCTGTGCTGTACGCATAAATGGTAATAGAGCATCTGCATCTATTGCACCCTGTAATGGAGTATTTTTAATTATATCGTTTCTATTAATAAAAAGTGCGTATGACATACTTTATAATTTTGTTATTTCATAATCTTGTTGGAAAAATGCATTTGAAGCATTTATAATTGTTACTTCTTCACCTGGTCCTTTATTCCCTCTTTGTCCACCAATACTCGGTCTATCCTTATCTATCACAGTCTGGTCTTCACTATCTTCTGTTGTGCCAGGGTTTTCCATTTCTTTATTTGTTTCATCAGCTACTTCTGAAATAGTTTTATCTGTTTCTTCAGCCTGTTTACTCAATAATGAAAGTGGTGTTAATTGGTCAAAGTATAATTCTAAATCCTTATAACCACCACATGTAAGTGCATAATCTAATGCGTTAATTATAATGTTTTGGAATGGTTGAATAGTCATTGTTTGTAAAATAGAAAATGCTGTCAACATTTCTTCTGATTGTGATGAGAAACCATTACCCTCTGTTCTTATACCAAAAAGAAGTGGCGAAGTTACTCTATGAGCAACAAGTATTCTATCTTGTGCATAATTTGCAACATATGCATATTTCTCATGCAAATTATCTGTTTGTATTGTTTCAATAGTTGGTTTTGTATTTGTATCCTCATTAAAAGAAATCATAAATCTACCTGCATTACGAGTCCCTGTAAACTTTGCCTGCATTAAATCCTCAATAGTTTGTCTTTCCTCAGGTGCAGGTATACCATTGTTAAAGTTTACTAAAACAGCTGGTAAGAAACCATTTTCAATATTATTCAAATGTAAGTTACTTAATTCTGCTTCTACATAAGAAAATTGTAAAGAGGATACCCAATCAGGTAATGCGTAATAGTATAGACCTGGTGAATAATTTTTTAAGTAAAGTATTTCACATTTTTCGTTAGATGTTTCAAATGCTGGTATCTTTTTCTTATTTCGTATTGCTCTCTGGTCTAACCAATCAGTACAATAAAAATAATTTTCAATTTTAGGATTATTATATATTTTTTCTGCACGAAGTGTTTGTACGGGGACATGATACATTTTAATTATTTTAGTATGTGTATCATCCCAATATACTTGAAATGCTGCATTACCAAATAGTTTTAGGTCAAATGCAACTCTTTTAATTTCCTCTTGTGGTAAAATCTTTTCTAATATTGTAGAAAACTCTTCTCTTTTTGTATATAAACCTTTACCATATACTAAATCTGATATACCTTCTACACACGCTGCTGTAGTTGTAGATAGATTATGTGCTAACTTTACTGCTTCAAAAAAATCATCTTGTCCATGCACACCAAAGGGCACCCAACCATAACGAGATTTTATATCTTCCATTACATTAGGTAATTCACTACCATTTACATTTACTAACGCAAAATTTTGTTTAAACTTTTTTTCCATATTAATTCATTATAATATATTCATTTGATGATAAAGAGGATGAATAATTGTTATTTTGATTTTTATAAATTGATTTTTCCTCAATCGTATTACTTTGTGATGCGTAAACTTGAATAGAGCCATGCCATATTTCAGTAGTTCCATTTTGTATTGTAGCACGATATTCACCACCAACAACTGCTCCGCTAATACTAGCAGTAAAACTTAACATTGATTCATACCCATTATAAGTTGTTCCACTTAAACTAGCCGTATAATTTACTTGGCGAGTCATATCTTGTAGACTCATAGTGAAACTATTTGATGCCGTAGGTTCTGTACGAAGTGTATAGGTATTAGATCCTGATTGTATATAAGTAAGCATTATCTCGTATTAGTGATTTGTTTCCTATTATTTAACACCACTTTTTCATGTAATAGTTAAAAAAAAGGGTATCCATCTCGGATACCCTTAAATTTATTTCAATGTGCTTACTATTGTATATCAACTGCACTAGCACTACCTGATACTACTGTTGGTGCATTACCAACTTTTCCAAAAGGATTTGTTGATGTTGAACCACTAATAAATTGTGCTGGTAAAGGTTCAAGACCTGTCATTGTGATACTATATCCGAACAAATCTCCAAGACCTGCACCGGTTTGTATAGTTCCACCTGTTAAATCTGTACCTTTTGTAATACCTGCAACTAAAGCTTCACCATTTGTTGACCAAACAATCACAACAGGACGTCCCCAAGCCATTAATTTTAACTGCGTAGTCATCTCTGAAGTCAACTTTTTTAAGTTAAGAGTCAACGCTTGAGAGAAGAATGTAGTTCCGTTATCTCTTGAAGAGTTTACAGTTTCTGTGTAAGCACTATTGCCTTTTAATTGGTAGAAATAAACAACACTACCAGATGGAAAACTTGTTACTTGTCCATCTGAATATGTAAAGTTTGGGTTTGCGGATCCAGTTGGGTAATTCATAAAATATACCCCTTGCAACCCACCAACACTTTCTTTACAGGGTTCTTGTCTACCTAAACTTAAATTACAGCTCATAGTGTTTTAGTTTTGATTGTTAGTTAATTATGCGAATGCTCCGTAGTATACGATATCTTGTCCAATACCAAATGTTACACCTGCTGTGTATCTCATAATGATACGATAGTTTTGTGAACCATCTATGTTAGCCATATCTAATACTCTTACTTCGTTGAAGTCAGATAATAAACCTGTTCCAAAGTGTAAGTTTGATTTTTGTGCACAAACTATTTTGTTTGCACTCATACCAGGACATAATACGATTTCAATACCATTGAAGTTGAAAGGCTTCTCACCTACGTTCATTTGTGCATTGTAGCCTGATTGTGAAGATGTTCCTGATAATGCCTGCTGATATGCTTTTGCTACACCTGTACCTACATAAAGTAATAGGTCTTCTTTACCATATACTGCGTCAGGTACTGTATTTACAACAAAATTTAATTTCTCTAATACGTTAGCTGAAGTAATTGAGCCAGAGATATTTGCTGAGCCACTCTTTGCTGCTAATACTGCTGTTGCACCACCTGCTGCAACTGATGCTGAAAGTAAGTTCTCAAATCCTTGGAATTGACCATTTATATCAGTACCTTGCCAAATAGATTGTTCAGTTGCTTGTGCAACGAAACCACCTACATAAGAGATAAGGTAATCATTAAATGATTTTGGAATAGTGTCAAATGCACTAAATCCTAATTGTAATGCTTCCCAAGATTGTACAAATGTTTGCTTACATAATTGTAAGTTTACTTGTAATTCTTTTGGAGTTAATAGTGTTTCAGATAAGTCTACACTTCCTGAAGTAACGAAGTCGCAAGATGCGTTTTGTACGATACCGTCAACAGCTATCTTTTGGATTACTTCACGGTATTTTACATTCGGGTGAATAGTAACATACTTGTTATCCAATGTTCTCGCTGAAAGTAACGCGGCTGCGATGTACTGACCTGCAAACTCACCAGCGTATGATGGGTCGGTTAGTGATCCAGCTGAATTAACGAATCTAGGTTGTGCACCTGTAATGTTCGCGAATTTTTGTAATTGTTTCATAATAATTTTTTTTTAATTTATCTATAAAGTTTTGATAAGAAATTAGCTTGTGCGTTTACCTCTTTCTTACCGAAGTTTTGTTTGTTCTTTTCAATCAATTGTGGATTTAATAATTCAATTGGTGCGCCATCTAATTTTGGTAGGTCCTCTTCGTCCTCTTCAACTGCACTCATATTTTGCATAGAAGGAACTAATGAACTTACTTCCATACCCTCTGCTGGGAATGCTGATGCGAATTTATCTTCCATCATTTTCATTTTCTTTTCCATTTCATCTATTCTATATCCTAATGAAATAATTGGGTCATCAGATGCCTCTCCTGTTTTTACCTCATTTGATTTATCTTCTTCGGTAGTATTTGGTAACCCCTTTGCAGTTTCTGTACTTGCATCGGCCATTTCTTCCTCTTTCATTTCCTTCTTATCCTCATCTTTATCATCTTCTTTCATATCCTCTTCCTCTTTCTTTTCTTTATCTTCTTCTAATTCTACATTTTCTCTTTCTGTAATCTCACCATCTTTGGTTGTGATTTTTATCAATACTTCTTTACCTTCACTATCTCTTAATGCTATTTCATGTTCACCATCTGGTGCCGGTGTCTTTTCACCATCCTCACCAACAACATCTACTTTCTCTCCGACATCAAAAGTTTTTGATTGTAATATTGTACCGTCTTTCATTCTTGCATCTGTCATTAAGACCTCTTCATTATCTAATGATAATAAAGTTGCAATTTTACTTAATACTGATTTTGCGTTCATACAACTATTTTATTGTTTAAGTTTATTTATATCTTTAACACCACATTTTTTATTTGTTGTTAAAAATGGGGTTATAAAATACATTTATTTTAATATATAACACCATTTTATAAAAAAGTGTTAATTTCAACAATCTACTAAATCACTTCCTGATACAAATGCAGTAAGTGCTACATCATGTACCGCATCTAATAAAATTACTGTACCACCACATAAATCATCATTATTCGGTGGGCAAGTACTTGAGTCATCATTTAGATTATACTTTATTTCCGATTGATTACTATCTCTGATTAACCTTACTTGTGTTCCTTCAGGTAAAAGGAATGTTCCATGCTGAGTACATGATGTTGATGATAAAGGACCGGCTACATATTGCCAGTTACTTCCATTATCAATACTATATTGTATTTCATATTCTTCTCCACCTGAAATGGTATCACCAGCCCTTGAATAAAATGTTACACTACCGTATGGATTTAC